AATATGAGAACGCTCATAAATTGACCGATACTGAATTGGTCGAATTGCTTCGTGCCGTAGGCTTCACAGGCACAGACCTAAAAGAAGCATGGGCAATAGCAAAAAAGGAAAGTAATGGGCGACCACTTGCTCACAATCCAAACACAGACACAGGCGATAATTCTTGGGGTATGTTTCAAATAAACATGCTTGGAGAGTTAGGCGAAGATCGTAGAGAAAAATTTGGTTTAGAAAATAATGCCGAATTGCTCAATCCTGTGGTTAACGCAAGCATCACCTATTACATGAGTAAAGGTGGTAAAGACTGGAGTTCTTGGCATGGAATTACACCAAAGACTAAGCAGTTAATGGAACAGTTCCCAGTAAAGAACGCAAAGCAATAGCAAAAGCCATAGCAAAAGCATAGGCAAGCAAAGCAATAGGAGAAGCAGTAGGAGAAGCCCCATCAGAAATGGTGGGGTTATCTTAGAACTAACTTACCTGGCAACCAGGAAAAGTTAGTTAGTTAGGAGCAAGGGCATGAATGAACAGCAATTTGTAGATCGATATAGTGAATTAGACAAGCAATACATAAAGCATAAGCAAGAACAATATAAAGATTATAAAGAACCTAACTTGTCTTATAGCGAAGAATTGTTTTGGAATAAGTTAGTTCATTTAGGTTGGAGAAAAGATAGCACAACAACAGAGTGTTTAGTATTGGTCTGTTCTGTTTGTGAATTATCAATAACAAAAGTCATTCTTAAAGATACCTCTGATGTTAGAGGTTTATTAAATGTAGACGAAAGAAAGCGTCATCACCAAAGATACTATTGCAAAGCAACAGGTAAAGTAGAGCAAGAGTAGAGTGAAAGCAAAGCAGTACCAAAAGGCTATTGATTGTCTTTAATTAACCTAACTTCGCAAGCATCTGTTGTGCAGTAAGCCTCACCAATAGCGTCGGCAGCCATACCAGCATAAACTCCAGATAAATCAATTGGAAAAAGTTTCATACTTCCTTCTGACTCATATTCTTCAGCAGTTATTTGTGTGTAAGGCATTTGAGGATAGGTAGCATTACCAGAAGGTAAAAAGGATACGGTTTTAAGTTGACCATCATACATATGCAAAGCCGTACCAATAGCAGAGGCTTCCGTTTCAGGATTAAAACTAATAGTCACACTTACAGAATTATCTGACCAATACCTTTGTGCAGTAGCAGCAAGAGCCATTTTTTCATAGATACTTACATCTTTCTCACTACGCATAGCCTTAGATTTAATTGGAAAGAAGACAACTGAAGTCGTAGCAGGAGACTCACTTGCTGGCTCTACTCGATAGTTAGCCATCTTAAACAATGGGAGCATTGGATCAGAGTTAGCAAACCTAATAGCACGGTTGAAGTACTGTCCACCTACAGTCCAATGAACGCCAGGTGATTCACCTGCCAAGATACTAACTGTTCCACTTGGCTTCACAGTCGTCATCTTGATTGACTCACGGATACCAAGCCACTCTGAGTAGGTTGTGTCATATGTCTTAATTACCTTGTATCCCTCATCCATCCATTGACGTAATGTTGGTAATCCTTTTCTATCTGCAAAATTAGCCACTCCTGAAACAGAAGTACCTATGCGCCGATTTCTTTGCATGATGGCGTTTGTCTCTTCCCAGTGTGTAGGTATAAGAGTTACGGTCTTTGCGTATAAATAAGCAAACTTTAAAGTTCTTTTAAAATCATCTATATCCTCATGGCGATTTAAATAGGTCTCAACTAAGGTACAGCACTCAAAGGACTCAAGAGATTGTTCTGCACAAGGGTTGTACCCTGCAATGCGCCAATCTTTATTGTTTATAGGGTCACTCAAACGGCCGTATTGTTTTGAAATATCCATCCAAACAACTCCAGGTTCACCATTGCGGGCAATGCCATCAATAATGTTATCTAAATTGTCTCCAACATTTACTGACACAGAGTTATTAGACATCCAAGCCCAACCTGGCTTTTCTGGATCGTAAGAGTTTCTTTCTGGGAATTTTTCTTTGTTCTTTAAATTTAGAAAATCTTCATCATCAATTCTGCCAATAAGTAACTCAGCAGACCGCCTAACGTTGCCAGATACAACACAAACCCCAATAAGATTCCCAATGTCAGCGATATCAATACGGGTAAGTTTCTGACCAGCACGTTCCTTGAAGATTCCATCGATGTAAAGATGTAACCTAATGAGCGGTTCTGGACCCGCTGCTGTTCCACCAAATGTCTTGATGGGTTCGCCTGCCTTGCGAATTTCTTCATAGTTAAACCTAGGACGTTTCGAGTCTGGTCGTAGGTAAGAGTTAATAAGCGTGGCCGTTGATTCGACCCAGCCCTCCCTGGTATCTGGAATGACATGTTGTTCCCCCTCTTGCGGTTTATATATGGTGAAGTCTTTATCGGCGCCCTTATCGTCGAAACCAACTCCAACTCCAAGCATACTAGCCTCCATCAAAAAGGCAAAAGGCTTGGCTGGATCAGTCTTAGTCATTGAGCCTGTAGACACAAAAGCACAGTTTTGCAAGGCTGCTGAGTTTCGTTTTTCATTTACAAGTGGGGTTCCCATCACCCATAAACCTCTACCTGGCGGTGTCCACTTTAAGTTCCAAAGACGGTCAAAGGCTTCTTTGGCTGATGCTGCTGCTTTAGCATCTGACCAAGGTAGTCGATTAGTTTTAGCATGGTCTTTTTGTAAAGAGTACATTCCGTTAATGACTCTTTCACAAACGTCTACCCAAGTTTCTTTAGTACCATCTTGCTTAAGTCGTGAATAGGTACGTAAAAAAGTTATTTCACCAACTGAGTTACCTGCTGCATCTTGATACCCAAAAGGTGCTTTTAAACTTTTGTATGGTGTAACAAACTCTTCGGCTAATTTAAATGAAAACATAATTCTAACCCCCGACTATATGTATGCTGGTGTAAATACCCCTTAATGGGAGTACGTATTGTGATGGGTATAAACCTATCACACACTTGTTAATTTGGTTTAGTAGTTATGTTAAGGATGAAAGGTTAAACTTCCCTCCACTATCATCCACTGCTCTCCACTTACTGTTATCAGATAACTATTCTTCTATAGATTGTTGAATAATTTTTGTAACTGTATCTTCTTTTAAAGCATCAGGTAACTCACGAAGAGCCTGCGCTCTATCTCCAAAGATTGCAGAAAGAACTCCGCCAGAACTTTGACGCTCTGCTGTAATGCGGACAAACTCTCGATTTTCTTCTAACTCTTTTAAATTACCAACAAGTTTGAACAAACGATCAATCTCTTGAGATACATTAGGATCAGCATATCCGCCATTCATTTCTTCTGCAAAACGCATAAAAGCCACTCTTTGGCCTTGCATTTCAATAATTGCATTAAGTAAAGCCTTTAGTTGATCTTTAGTCTTTACTTCTACAGGAAGGTTAAAAGCACAACTATTGTCAGGCTTGAAAGCAGGACAATTTGAGGCAACAAAACAGGTATTACATTGGCGAAGTGATGAGTGTTGATTGTTAATGATTGGAACATCTTTAAGGACATCCTTTCCTTCTTCATCAGTCTCTACTATAGTTTTCATTTTATATCCAAAAACAGGTAAGTTTTGAACCTCCGAAGGGTCTCTTTGTATCACTTCGTTAGTAGAATTTTTCCGCATTTCTACCTCACTGTTATCAGAAGACGGTATCTCAAATCCCATTAAACCTGTTAACAACTCATCGCTGTTATCAGATACTTTCTCTTCTTTTCCACCATTAATAATATGAAAGTTTGGGCTCTTTTTATCCATTGACTCCTCTAATCGTTTGTAAGACCATACGGCAACTTTAGTTGCTTCAAGGGTACCATCTTGGACAAACTCTAAATAGTCTAGTCCAGCCTTCTCTACTATGGGCTTATATCTTGGTCGTGCTTGATCCTTCATTCTCTTGGGATAACGAACTAACTTAGTTCCATCCCAAATAATAGTTTCACCTCTCCGCATTGGAGATAGCCAAGACAATGTGCTTGCAGTGACAAATGGTATCTGTCTTAAGTTGTCTGGTTTTGCACATCCAAGGGCGTGGTATTTAATATTAAACTGTCTTGAATAACTTCTGGTAACAGCCGCTAAGTTAGTTACAGACTCAATTTCTGCGTAAGGAATAACAAGGTTAGAATACTTTTCAGACATCTCTTTTAATTTTAATAAACCATATTCTTCATGCCAAACAACCCATAACTTTGGGTCGTTAGCAAAAAAGGGGCGTTGTTGTTCTACCCACTCTAACCCCAAAATTAAAGAATCAAACTCTTGAAAAGCCTCTGCTCTGTCAGAGTTATTTACTAAAAACTCTTGATAATCAGCGGCTATTTCAAGTAACTCTTCTTTTGATAAACCAGCCTTATCTGCTTGGGATGCTCCAGACTCGATGTAAACTTTAGTCTCTGGAGTAAAGTGCTCACTTATAAGCCATAATTTAGTTTTAGGCAATCCCCGTTTACGAAGTCCCCAGTAGTTAAGTCCCATCGACTCAACTTTCATGCCTTCAAGAAGAGTGCGGTTAGACCCCACCTCTGTGCCGCTAAAAATTAATTTCATTAATCTTGCCAAAATTCTAAATCTTTAGGAGCAGCAGCATCTTTTGATTTAGCAACGTTTATTCTATTTATAGACGCTTCAATTTGATCCCATTGGCGAACTTTTTTAGGAGCATCAGGTCGTCGTTCAACGGGTAAATACCCAGGATTCATAAACATGATTGCTGGAAGACCTTGTTCTT